AACTTCATTTCAACTAAATAACAAAAAATATGAAAAAAAAGATTTAATTTATATTACATATCTAGAAGAGCTAAATCAATATCAAATAATTGCTGTAAATGAAAAATATGAGAATATAATTTTTCAAGTATTTGAACTTTTTTATGAAAAAGAATCTATTGGATTTGATTTATATATTGGAGATAATTTCTTTTGTTTATATAAAAATGGTTCTTTTTACTATTATCAAACAATGGAATTTATTCTACCAATTGAAGAATTTCTAACTTTTTGTGAGGGAGTAAAAGAAATGTATGTATGATTTATCGTGCATTTTTTGCTTTTAATGCCCTTATTATCGGGTTTGTGTGGGTTTTTATAGCTCGGTTGTAGAAATGTATGTGGTGTAGTTTTTTCCCTATCTCTCGTTATCTTCCTAATTACAGAAAAAATCAAAGAAAATTTAACTGTTAAAGTGTATCTATAAAGCCGATATTATGGGCTATATCATCAAAAAAATTAAATAGAAACTCTTGTATTAAAAAAAAAAAATTTAAAAAATGAAGCGGTTGTAAAAGTAGAGCAATACAACCTGAGCAATACAACTAATACAACTTTAGCAATACAACTAAAAATTAAAAAGTTTTGCTAATAAAATGTAAGAATAGTACTTACATTTTACAAGCAAATATTATTTAAGCATATCTTTTAAAGTAGATATTCCACTAAAATCTTCAACTATATTTTTAACAGATTCAGATGTTTTAGCAACATCTTCCCCTATACCAGATATCAGACCTGTTACTTCTTTTACTGAGCCAAGTATTTTTACTAAAACATTTTTTGCTTCAGGTTTATTTTCTTTTTCTATTTGTAATCTTGAAACTAGTATATTTGCTAACATATCTAAGTGTTTATCACTTGTATTTAGAACAGTGATTTCTTTTGCAATATCATTAGAAGAAATTTTTAATTCATCTAATATTTTACTTTTATTACCTTCATAATCTATATTAAATCTAATATCATTTATATTCTCAATAGTATGTACTTCACCACAATGTCCACAATGTAATTCTATCTCTTCATCTTCTTCATAATCTTTGAGATTAATTGCTTCACAAAATTTATCATATTCAACTTCATCAGGACAGTATGTGCTATAACTTTTAGTAATAAAATCAGATTTAGTAGATAGATATTCGAATAATTCAATTATTTTATCTTGCCCTATTCCTAGAAATGAATCCAAGAATGAAGGTGATAAATATACCCACTCGTTTTGTGATTTATGAGATGATAAATAATTAACAATAGTAAATTGAATAATACAACTTATTTCTTCAAGTCCATTTTCTTTACAAAAATGATGTAAATTGTTTTGTAAACTCATCTGTATTTTCCTTATTAATACTTGTAGAAAATTTAATCAAAGTATCCCCAAATAACTCTAAGCTTTCTTTATTATATTTCATTTTGATATTTTCAGCTTTTAATTTATCACTTATACATTCTTTATATAAAACATCATCTTTTATATTATCTTGAGATGTACCTGTACTAACACTCTTAGTTCTTTTTGTAGTTTCATCAATTGCATTTAATCCTTTTGCTATTAATGTACCATTTTCAACTAAATCAAATAGAGCCTTCTTTAAATTTATATTATCTAAAAAGATTTGAAAATCTAAATGAATTATTTGTGATAACTTATTAATATTACTATTAATTTCAGTATATACTTTAGGACCTTCTCCTATTGGATCTATTGAAATTATAACGAAATCATTATCAGTTTGTTTGTCAATAGTCATAATTCTTCTATGATACTCTTTGTGAAGTACCTTATGAGTATCACCATTAAAATCTTCTTCTTTCCATATAATATCTAGTGTATAAAATTCTAAATATATTATAAAATCTTTATCTCTTTTGACTGTATATATAATTTTTAAATCATTATGAGTTGTAAAGTTTGGACTATAAGATTTATCTGTAAGATTACTTAAAATAGTATCTATATCGCTACTATTTTTTAATTTATATACTTTTTTATATTTTGAACCATATAAATCTGAAATAATTGATAGTTTAGTATATTCATCACTTGATAAATCATCAAAATTTTTATCAAATAATTTTTTTGAAATCCTCGAATAATCACCTTTTTTTAATCTTCTTTCAATTTCTTCTTTTGCAGCCATATTTATTCCTTTTTTATTAAATTTATCTTTGAATGCTTAAAACTTTTAAACCCAATACCTGAAAAGGTAATTGATTTTCACTTGGATTAAAAGTTTCATTCTGGTATTTTGTATTGTCTGAGATTATTAATACAGTTCCATCCATTTTAAATTGAAGTCTCTTTATAAGAATTTGTCCACCAAACTGGATAGCGTAGATTCCATTTACTCCAAATGTTGTAGTTTCATCTATTAGAACATAGTCTCCATCTCTTAATGTTGGTTCCATACTATCACCATCTACTTGAATACCTTTTACTTTATTAGTATTGATAGGTGTTCTAAAAAAGCTTTTATCTAAAGAAATAGTGTCAACAGTTTCAATTATATAGTTATATATTCCTTCTCCTGCACCAGCCCTTACACTTAATAAATCTATATTATAATTATTATTCGAAGATACTAAATTATTCTCTTTTAGTAGCATTTCACCTTTTCCAGTTAATAGCCACCAACCATTTATCAAGAGTTTCTCTTGTATTTCTTCAGCTTCACTAGCTTTTAATTCTTTGACTTTGCCACTTTCTAAGTCTTGAACTCTTCCAATATTCCAATTTAAAACATTAGCAAAATCTTTTTGAGAGCTTATTTTTAAGTACTTTCTAGCTTCTTTTAGTCTATTTTTTAACAAAGTAAATTCCTTTTTTACTATTTTTACAAGAAAAACTCTTGACAATCAAGAACTTTTCTTGTAAACTTCCAACATAATTACTTAACAAACGAGTAGTAATTATATCACAAGGCAAATGAAAATAAGTTTTTTATTATTTTTATCTTGGTTTGCCTTGAAAAGTAATATTTTTAATATAACTTTTGCGTTCTTTAATTTCTCAAGACCAGTTCTTCGGACAGCGGTTGAAAACGCTAGGAGCAATACCTAGTGATAATTGTTAAAAAAAATAGTTATATGTGTCAAAAGGCATATAAATGAGGTTTGAGCAGTGTACCAAGAAAAGAAAAGCACTGGAACATAAATAGATATGAAAATATCTATTCTTAAGTCCTTTTTGAGGGCTTAACTTTAGATATTAAGGAGATGAAGTTGTTACTTGTTTTAGAAGTTAAAGGTTTAGAAAATCTAAATTTAGAAGATATGGAATCTGGAAAAAAAGTAAAGGTAGAAGGTATTGCTCAAGGTATGTATTTTGATGAGAATTACATAAAACAGCTTGAAGAGAAAGCTAAAAAATATGATGAGCATATTGAAAATCAAGAAAAAATAAAAAAAGAATACGAGAGATTAGAAAAAGAAGCAGAACCTTTAAGAGAAAAAGCAAAAGAAGCTCGTCAGAAATCACTTGAGCTAATAAATCATCTTGATAAAATGATTAGCGAAGCAAAGAAAAATTAATTTTCTTTGTTGCTATTTAGTACTTTAACAAGCTCAAATACTTTTTGATTTTGTTCATAAAGTTCATTAATATAATCAAGAATTTCATTTTTATCATGATTTATTTTTTCCATAACTTCGGGATATTTACTCATGTCATCACCTTTTTTAAAATGATAGTTTGAGATATAAAGTCCTAGTTTTGATTTTATGTATTCTATTCTCTCTTCATGTGAGTGATTATAGTCTTTCTGAAGTCGTTCTAAATCTTCAAATAATTTTTTATCCATACTTAAGTCCTTTTGGTTAGTTGGTTGTTTTGAATTGAGTACTCAAAATTTTAACCAATAAGGGCTTAACCGTGAATATTGATGAAAATATCTTAATTTTTGTGAGTATTTTTATATTTAAATTTAGGAGTAAATAATGATAGTTAGTTTTGGTTTTTGGAATATACAAACAGAGCCTGAGGTTATGTTTGGAAAGAAGTATTTTATTTGTAGTCATAAAAACAACCCAACAAAATTGGAGCTTGTTTTTGTAAAGGGCGATAAGCTTGAGGGAAAAAAAGAGTTGGTTGAATTTATTGAAAAGGAGATACTTGACTAATGGCTGAAAAAGAAAAAAAAGAAAAAACGGAACTTAGAAAAAGGTTCGAAAAATCAAAATACGCAGTAAATGCCTATGCCCAAGCAATTGGCGTAACAAAAGAGATGCTAAGTGGTGTTTTAGATGGTAAGTTCAACGGAAAAAAAGCACACAGAGGTGGATCTAGTAGAGTAATAATTACAGAATTACAAAAGGATGGTATATGGCAAGATGAATTGCCATGGAAGGTTGAGTAAATGGAGTTTACTGAAAAAGATTTAACTGATAAGTTAGGAATTTCTCAACAGGCTATTTCAAATGCTTTAAAACTAATCCCTTGCGAATCCAAAGCCATAGAAGGAAGTGCAAAACCAGTCAAACACTATAAATTTGATGATTTACCTCAAAGATATAAAGATAAGCTTGAAGAGATTGGAGTAAAACCAAAAGATGAAATCAAAGAAAATAAAATCAATAACATTTCAAAAGCAAATTTTACGAAAAAGTATCTTTTAGCACATCCTGATAAACAAAAACTAGCAGTTACTAAATGTAAATTGATAGATTTTTATAAAAAAAGAAATTCAACTCTTAATCAAAAACAATGGTTAGAGCAAACATTGAAAAATGATATTAGCTTTGATATTTTGGGAAAAGTGAGTGTAAAGCAACTAAATGATTGGATTAGGAAGTATAAAGAAGCTGAAGATAAGGGATTAAATATTGTTGAATCATTTATTGATTCAAGGGGAGCTATAAAAGGCGTAAAAGCTCTTAATGAAACACAAAAAGATACAGCAGAACGATATTTTTTAAGAGCAAGTAGACCTAGAATTAGTGAGATATATAGAAATATGTGTCATACCTTTGGAGATACAATGCCTAGTTATGATGCTTTGAATAATTATTTTAGAGAATGGAAAAGAAAAAACCCAGTTTTATTTGAATTTTCAAAATCTCCTGATAGTGCAAAAAATAAGTTCTTAGTAGCTTATGGTTCAGCTGATGCAAAAGCAACCTATAAAAATCAATATTGGGAGCTTGACTCAACTCCAGCTGATGTAATTTGTGAGGATGGAAAAAGATATACAGTTCTAGCTGCTATTGATGTGTTTAGTAGAAGAGTTGTTTTTCATGTAGCTGATACTTCAAGTTCTTATAGTATCTCGCAACTTTTAAGAAAAGCTATTTTAAAACTTGGTATTCCTGAAAATGTAGTAATTGATAATGGACGAGATTATACATCTAATCACTTTGAAACAATATGCACTAATTTAAAAATTAATATGAATATTGTACCTCCATTTAGTGGGGATTGCAAACCTCATGTTGAGAGAGTATTTGGAACTTTAGCACGAGAATTGTTTGAACAAATTCCAGGATATATAGGACATAGTGTTGCTGAGAGAAAAGAGCTTCAAAGTAGAAAATCTTTTGCAGATAAAATCAGAGCTCAAGAGAAATGGAGAAAAGAACAGGCATTAAAAACAGATGAAGAGAAAAAAGTTTTTAGGGATGCTTGGAAAATCAAGAAAGATAATATAGGGCTTGATTTAACCATACTTGAAAGTGCTGAGGGTTTACAAAGTTGGATTGATAATTGGGTTGATAAACTTTATGAACAAAGAGAGCATAAAGGAATCAAAACAAAACCCATAAATAAATGGAATAGTGATGTAACACCAGTTGAATCTATACCTGATATTCGAATGCTTGATTTACTACTTGGCGAAAGTGTAATTAGAAGAGTTGGTAAAAAAGGAATTGCATACGATGGATGTAATTATGCTCATATTGATCTAGTTGAGTTTACAGGACATCATGTTTATATTATGGCTGGTCAAGATATGGGTTATATTTTGGTTTATGATGAAAATATGAATCCAATTTGTATAGCTGAAGATGTAGAACACATGGGTAAAGATAGATATGCAATTAGAGGAGCTAAGAAAAAATCCCAACAGCTGATGAGACAAATGGACAAAATCATCAAAGAAGCTCAGGCTATTAAAGATGCAACTATCATGGATAGGATAGATGCAGTAAGAGATATTGTAGAAACAAAAACAATAGCTGTTACTAAACATACGGAGACTGTTGATAGATTGTTAAAAGATTCAATCATGTTTGAACAAAAAGACAAACAAGAGCTTGAAACTTCAAATAGATACAACTTTAAACAAAAAGATGAGGAAGGAAAACCTACAAAAATACTTCCAAGTGGAAGACCTATATTTGACAGTTATTTCGACCGTTTTTTATGGGATATAAAAAACAATATGGTCGATGAAACAACTAAAAAACTAGCAGCTAAATATTCTGATATTTGGGAAATGGCTGAAAAAGAGGCAAAGGTTGGATAGGGAAGAGATATGTCTCTTCCTGTTCGAGTCTTGGCGGACTTAAATAAACAAACAGGAGTTAACATGAAAGAAGAATTTCTTCAAACACAAAATTATATCAAACTAAAAGAAGCATTTCAAGGATTGAAAGATTTACCAGCAAGTGCTCCTAAAATGGGATTAGGTTTTGGAAATTATGGACTAGGTAAAACAATAAGTTTAGAAAAAATTACAGCTCAAGAAGATGCTTTACTTTTTAGAGCTGTACAAACTTGGACTAAATCTTCATTACTTAGAGAAATATGCATAGAACTTAATTTAGACTCTCAAGGTCAAGCTTCATATTTATATCGAAGAGTAGTTGAATCATTATTGAATGAACCAAGAATCATAATAATTGATGAAGTAGATGCAATATTAAAATCTACTAAAAATGAAGTTTTGGAGTTATTGAGAGATATACACGATGAAACAGGTGTAATAGTATTTTTCATTGGTATGGAAGAGGCTAACGCAAAGTTTAAAAAGCATAGACACTATTACTCAAGAATAGTTGAATTGGTTGAGTTTAGAGCTATTGGTAGGGAAGATATAAAAAAGTTTTGTGAGCTTAGTGATGTAAAAATTGAAGATGATTTAATCAATCACTTTTTAACAAAATATCCAAACCTTAGAAATATAAGAGTTTTACTAATTAGGCTTGAGAAATATTGCGAATTAAATGGATATGAAAGTGCTGATTTAAAAATATTTAATCAAAGTGGAGTAGATCATGGTTCAAGACAAAAAGATTGATTATTCAAAAAAGAAAGTAAAAGGAAATCAAAAGATTTGGAATTACATGAGACGAAACAAAATCTTTAGAGCAGGTGATGTATTGATAGTATGTGAAACTTCTTATGCATATTTCCAAAAATATTTAAGATTTTTGGAGAAATCAGGATATGTTGAATTTATAGGGAAAAAGAGAAATCCACTTACAAATAGAGAATATAAACTAATAAAAAATACAGGAGTAAAAGCTCCTCTTGTAACCAATAACTCTTTGTTTGATTATAACACTGGTGAAACTTTTGATTATAGTCCTGAACAAAAAAGAAAGATTGATATCCCTGAAAACTTAGTGAAAATATTGGAATCTCTAAACAATAAAGAAATGACAAGAAAAGAAATTATCAAAGAAGCAAAGATTACTATGAGTAATTTAGCTAAATGGTGGAAAAGACTGGGGAAAGTTGGAGTTGTAAAAGGGAAGGTTTCTGAAATGAAGCAAAATCCAATCAAATACTATTTTACAAGGTATAAAAAAAGGGATGGATTTGTTTTTGAAATTGATTTAATAAGAGCAAAAGAAGTACTAGAAAAAGTAAATAATGGGGCTTATTCTTATTATAGGACCGATTTGAGAGAATTATGGGTAGAGCAGTAGAATTATTGAAAAAAGCTTGTGATGAAACAAGTCAAGGAATAGTGGCAACACAGCTTAATATATCCAAAACTAGTGTTAATTTACTTCTAAAAGAGAAATATCCAAATCCACAAATGATGTATAAAAAAATACTTATAGTTTATGGCAATGGATGTGAAATAGTTGGAGCTGATGTTGGCTCAAATAAAATTGAAGATATAGCAGAAATATTAAAGGAAATAGACTCATGAGTGCAATTTGTATAAAAAGAACAAAAGCTGGAGAAAAACAAGTATTTACGATTAAACATGGAGAGATTGGAATACAACTAAATGAAGAACAAGCTGAATATTTATGCAGAACTTTAGCTTTATTTATGGGGTTAAGTATTGTAGACCAAAGGGAAAATATACGAGCACTTACTCAAATTGGAGTTAAAAATGGAACTGTTTGAAGGATATGTTTTACAGAGTGAACTTGTTAAGAACGCAAAAGTATCTACTAGTTTATTTTCTCAGATGAATTTGAAATCTAAAAATATGGGTGGTTATCGTTGTATTCAAAAAGATTCTTTACCTTCTAAATACAAAATTATTGCAGCTTTGCATATCTAAGTAATGAGCTAGGAATGTGTGAGGATTATTTAGCATCAATAGAAAGATACAAATCTTTTACATATAAAAGAATAGGAAAAATAAAACTTTTTGAACTTAATAAAGAGTTTATTTCTTACGTAAAAAATGGATTGAATCCTTTTAAAATAAGAAATAAAGATGATGAAGAATACGCAAAAGAAATAATCGAAATGCAAGGTTTAAAAATTGGATTTTATTAGAGCATTTATAGAGCTCACATTGGTGAGCTTTATTGAGTACTCAAAAAAATAAATTATAAGGAGAAAAAATGCCTAAAGTAAATGAAGCTGGGCAATGGCGAAACAAAGAAGGTGTCTATATACACAAAGACATGGTAATAATTGATAAACAACTTGAGGATGAAGTAGTTGAAAGATTAACTGCAGGTGCAATTGATTTACAAGTTCTTTTATTGAGATTTAAAGCTCAAGCTTTTGAGGAATGTTATGGTTTTGTGGATTTACTTCGACAAAAATATAACATGGAGCGAATCACTTCAAAGAGTGGAACTGTGACATTGAAGTCTTTTGATGGAACAAAAGTAGTTGAGATTCAAGTTGCAAAACTTATTTCTTTTGACCAAAAGCTTAGTCTTGCAAAAGAAAAGATTGATGAGTATTTAACTCTTAAAACAATAGGAGCTGATGCTGAAATTCAAACATTAATTACAAGAGTATTTGATGTAAAAAATGGTGGAAAAGTTGATGCAAAACAAATCTTGAGCTTAAAAGCTTATCAAATTACTCATCCATTATGGATAGAAGCTATGGCAATGATTGATGATGCAACAGAGATTGCAGGAACTAAATCATATATTAGATTTAAACATAGAAAAAATGATGAAGTTGATGGACCTCTTGAGCATATAGTTTTAGATTTAGCAGGTTTAGAAATAGCAGTTAATGATAAAAAAGTAGCAACAGGAGAGCAGTTATGAGTGCAAATCAAAGTAATAAAATGGGATATTTTGAAGAGGCTTTTAGAGCAGTTCTACAAATTGAAAAGGGTTATGTAAATAACAAGTTTGACAATGGTGGCGAAACAAAGTTTGGGATAAGTAAGAAAACTTATCCTGAGCTTGATATTGCAAATCTTACTTTGGAAAAAGCAAAAACTATTTATTTCTACGACTTTTGGAATTGTGACCTTTTGAAATTATCAAATATTCCTGATAAAGAAATAGCAATTGAGCTGTTTGATACAAGTGTGAATATGGGTCAAGATGATGCAGGACTATTCCTACAAACTGCTTTAAATCATATAAATCGAAATCAAAGGATTTATAAAGATTTACCAACAACTGGTTATATCGGTTCTATGACTTTAAACGCTTTAGAGATAGTTCTTAAAAGAGGTGAAAAGCAAAAGCTTTTAAAAGCTCTGAATGGAGAGCAATATAGAAAGTATGTGAAGATAATTGAAAAAAATCCTGAGCAAGAAATGAACTTTGTTGGTTGGTTGGAAAGGGTTTAAGATGAGTTTATTAGCAATAGAAATATTAAATAAAAGTAGAGATTTCTTGCTGAAAGCAATTGATTATAACACACAAAATGAAGGAGTATTAGGTCAAGTAAACTTTTTTCAAAACAATCTTGATGAGTATAATGAAGCCATTAAAGAGCTTGAACAGTATGAACAAAAGTTCAAAGATAAAGAGTTTAAATATAGGACTGAATGCCAAAATGTTTTATCAGCTGGAAGATTAGAAGCTGATGAACAAGCTGATAGATTAGCAGAGCTTGAAAAAGTGATATTGGATTATTACTTAGATAAAGGGTATCAGGTTGGTGTTGGTGAGTGGGGATTTGAACTTGAAATATGTTCTAACTATAAATCAAAATGGATATTAATCCTTTTTTGGGACAGAGAAGAAGGAATCAGAAATGAATGTTATAAAGATATGTGTTCTATTTCAACTAAAGATATGTTTGATAAAGCAATTAAACATTTTTCTTTAAATGCTGAGCCTTTAAAGGAAGATGTAAAGCTTGAACTTGATGATACAAATCAAAGTGCTATTTATAAAATAGCTGGTTATGAAAGCGATGGTAGGGAATGATACCTCAATCTGACGAGAGCAAAAAAGATATGACAAAAGAGCAAGAAGCCCTACAAGAGCTAAAAGATAACGGTTTTACTGTTATTAAAGGTTACTCGTCAAAATGGGGTGATGAATGATAACAATATATTTAATTAGGTGGTGGAAATGAATGAAACAACATTAATTCCTATAAGAAAGGTTTTTACTGAAAATCAAAGAACAACCATTAATAGGCTATTTAAAAAATATGATTTGAATTTTACAAAGAAAAATTTAAAAATAAAAAGATGTGATTCTTTGGAAATCGTTAAAACTTGTAATTGTATTTCTCTGAAAAATATAAATGCTCTTTTAGAGAAAATCAATAAAAAGTATTCAGAAACAAAGAATATGAACATCAAAGAATCACTTGATACTGTAAAAAAGATAAAAGATGATTTTTGCATTTTTCTAAAAAGTACTCGTCAAGATGAGGGGATGAATGCAATATAAAAGAAAAGGTGACTCTTATCCTAGCTCAATGGCTGCAGCCAAAGGGGAAACTGCCACCTTATTACAAAATTATATCAAAAATTTTATAAATCAATTTAAAAATAAAATATTGATTCGTCGAAATGAGGTGATGAATGCAGTCTAAAAAAGATACACACAAAGAAGTACTTCTAAACAATGTTTTAGGAGTACTTGTAGGTTTAATAGCTATGAGAGTAATGCTTCCTTTAATAGAGGATTTAAGCTTTGAAACTCGAAGCATTATCATAGTTGGAGTTATGTTTTGCCTCAGTTATACAAGAGGCTACATGATAAGAAGATTTTTTAATAAAAAGAATAGTACCCCAATCTGACGAGTAAAAAATTACTCGTCAAGATGAGGGAGTAGTTTCACAGAGCAGCTTATGAGCTGTTCTATTGAGATTATTAGTAGGAGTGAAAATGATAGATGTAACAAATAGACTTGATGAAGAGATATTTAATTTAAAAATAAAAATAATAGAACATAGAAAAAGAGTAGCACTCATAAACCTTGAAAATACTAGAACTATGACTAGTTATTTCTTTTATGTAGGTTGGGATAAATGTTGGAAAAAATATCTTTATAAAAAAGTAGGTGAATAATGAATATATTAAATGTTAATACAGGTGATACAAAACTAGATGAAGCTTACAAGAATATCCAAGTGCATATTTGCACCTTTGATAAGTTTATAGAGTTTGAGAGTTATTTTCATTCTATCGTAAAAATAGATGATAAAGAAAAGCTTTTTAAATGGCTTTTAAAGGTGTTGTTTGTTGAGTTTAAATATGGAAGAACTCAAAACAAACATGACTTTGATATTTTGCTTGAGAGAGTAAGTCCTGAGAAAAAAGAGCAGCTAGAAAAATGGTTAAAAGATAATTTAGAGAAAGTGAGTAATAAAAATGTTTAAATTTCTAAAAGGAAATACTTTAGTTAAAGAAGATTTTGTTTTAGGTGAAAAGAAAGAGTATATAAAATATTTCCTATACTCAAATAGTGTTACTTTAATATATTCACCACCTAAAAAAGGTAAAACATGGCTTGGATATGGAATTACAACAACCCTTGCTAAAAGGGACGATGTAAAGTCTATTATTTATGTTGATATGGATAATGGTCTTAGTTCTCTAGCTGAAAGAAAAATAGATGATAAGTTAATAAATCATCCTAAAGTTGAATATGTTAGTCGTGCTAAGATTGGTTGTTCTCCAATTGAATACTTAAGACAAATAGATGCGGAAGCAAAAAAAGATAGTTACAACGATGTAGCTTTTGTATTTGAAACTACAAAAGACTTTGTAGATACAGATAGTAAACCTCAATCTGAAGAGTTTATGAAGATTATGATGAGAATAAGAGATGCAGGTGCAACTGTTATTATAATGCATCATGCAACAAAATCAGGAAATACAATATCTGGAGTTCAAGCATTTATAAACTCTCCTGATAATGTTTATGAAATGATTCAAAAAGCTAGGGAAGAAAATATGCTACATTTTATGTTGAATGTAACACACTCACGAAACCTTGTAAAAGATATTGGAGTAAGTGTAAATACTAAAACCTTAGAGCTCACAAAACTCGATGAAGTTTATTCAACTATGAGTGAATATGAAGAAAACTTTGTAAGAAAAGCAAAAGAAGTTTTAAATAAAAAACCCGATGGATTATTACAAACAGAACTCTTAAACCAAATCGGTTATGAAAAAACAGATAAAACGGCAAGGGATACTTTGGATAAGTTTACCGATAAATTTTGGAGTAAATTCCAAGAGAAAAAAGGTAAACCTATTACTTATACTTTAATTTAGTGCAACCATTACAACCGCTACAACTACCACAAACAAAGGCTTATAATATGGTGGTTGTATAGGTTGTAAGGGTTGTCTACTTATCTAACATTAACAATTCAATAATTAAAAAAATCACTCTTAATAAATGTTTCATACATTACTCCTTTTAGAAAATGAGGAACATCTTAACAATTAAAATTCTATAAAAAGTCCTACTTTTTTATCTGCAAATTTTACTAGAACAAATAATTTGTAAAAAGGGGAGGTAATCATAAAAACAATATCAAAGGAAAACCATGACAGCATCACAAGAAAAATATAAAAAAAGCCTTATTCAAAAAATCCAAATAGTTAAACATAATATGTTTGCAGATGATGAAATGAGAAAAGAGTTTATACTTTCTCGCTTTGGAGTTGATAGCACAACAAAACTTTCAATAGATGAACTAAAACTACTTCTTGATTTTTGCAATAGAAAAGTGAGTGATATTCCTATTGCAAAAGCAACAGAGGCACAGGTTAAAAAAATATATGATGTGTGGTTTAAAAAAGCTAGAAATAAAGCACCAGATGCTTTATATGCTTTTATATTTAAAATCATAAAAGAAGATATTTCTACTGTGGATAGTTTGAATAAACATAAAGCTACAAAGGTTATTGTAGCTTTAGAAAATATGAAATAAAAGAATTAGTATTGCATAATGTAATAAGTATTATATAAGTAAATCATTATGATATATAAATATAATATTTATTGCAAAGTGTTATTAATTATGATATAATCTCTTATTTTATGGAGGTTAAGAATGACTACAGTTACTAATCTTGATTTATTTGAAGAACTATTTAACTTTATTAAAAAACCTGAAACTACAATCGCTGATGCCATAAAAGAACATGGTGGCGTTACTTATTATATCCCCTCTTATAAAACTACTTGCAGAAATGATGACATCATAAAAGAATATAGAAAACATTATGGTGAAACTGGTCTTGCAAAAAAACTAGCAAAAAAATATAATCTAACAGAACGACAAATCTATGATATAACTAAAGAAGTTAGAGAAACTCCTAGTTTATTTTAAAACTCATTAACTCTATATAATCATCAACTATTTCCATAATCTCTTTTTCAACTCCTTCGTATATATTTCCATTACTATCTATTGGTAAAAAAGGTCTTGCTGGAACTACAATACCTCTTCCCCATGCGTTTTTTGTACCAAATTGGTGAGTTAATGGATATTGAAAGCCATTTGATACTGCATTTACTCCCACAGTTGCTGTATCTTCAGTGGCTTTGGAATATAGGCTTCCTTGTAAATCTCCTTCTTGATAAAGTATTTTCTCAGGATGAGGGTCTTTTTTATTTGGTTCTATTGGACTCCATTTTTTACCATCTGGTGAACTCTCTTTTTCAAAACTTTCCACCGTTATATTATGCAAATGATTTGCAATTTCCAACATAAGAGGCTTTGTATTAATTAAGCTATTTTGGAATTGGTTTAGTTTTATTTTTAAATTATCTAGTTCTTTTGCATCTATTTGCATAATAACTCCTTATGTGGTATAATTTTTACATTAAAAGGGATTGCGTGTGCAATAGGCGAGCAGGCTCCGCCATGGAAAAGCACGATACTACTCCTGCCCCTTTTTGTATATTAACTTTTCATATCTCCTATTTTCAACTTGCTTTGTATCTTTTATAAAATATGCAGTTATTCCAATGGTTTTATCTTTTAAATATTCAAATATAACTTGAATAGCCCTTTTACCACCACCATCACCTCTAAAGTATCTAAACATCTTTTTTTCTAGTGTTTTTTTATCTTCATTTAAATATAGATATATTTCATCAGGTTCTGAAATAGTTTGAGCAATCTCATCTAAATATAGATGCCTATCTTGTTTTTTTATTTTAGGATAACCATTTGCTGTTTTGAAAAGATTATCATCAACTATTAATGGATCATTTGTTTTGTCAATAAATAAATTACCAGCAATAATTCCTAATGTTTTATAAAATCTCTCTTTTAGCTCATTTTCAGTCATATCTTTTAAAGCTTCATTTTTTGCACTACTTACTAGAGGTAAATCCTTTAAAGACTCATCTAAATCTAGTTTTTTTATTCCTGCTATATTTGTATTGATTCCTACATTGTAATCCCAGTCAGGACTTGCAATATTATCTATATCTCCTGTTACTACTTTGTTGAATATTCCCATTTTTTCAAGTTCTCTTTTGCTGTGAGCTGTTACAGTACACTTACAATTCCAATCATTTGGAGGATAGTTTTTGCTCCAAAATATATGGTCTCTAGAAAGAACTGTTCCATGTAATAATCTATGTGAGGTTCTAGTAGTTTCAAGTAAAGCACTTCTATACATCCAATATGTTGATAAAGGTAGTTCCATCATTTGTTTATATCTATACTTTTGATATGAAACTCTCATATTTGTGCTATATATAGTTTTTAATCTTCTTGAGTCTATAGTTACTTTTTTTACTTCACCTGTAATGGGATTTACAATCTCTTGTTCACCCCACCAACCTTTCTTTTGTAGAGTGGGGATAATATTGTTTTTCCAAGATTCAAAGTTCTCACCACTTTTAAAAGCAGATACTAGTGAGCTATGAATATCATTTAATAAATCCATTCTTGTAACTTTTGCAACTGTAAATGCCTTATCATGAGCCTCTTTTTTTAGTTCATTGTAATCAAAAGATAGTTTTAAACCTTTGTTTTTAAGATAATCAACTATCTCATCAGGAGCTTCTTGAAAACTAAATTTAACCATTTGGATTCTCATCTTCTATTTGAGCAGCTGCTAAAATTTGAGAAAGAGCTAAATTTTTATATAAATTTTCTTCTAAAAGCTTTGTGTCAAAAGTTGGATAGGCTTTAAAAAGTTCATCTAGCATCTCCTCATAAGAGTTGCTTTTATTTATAATTTCTAAAATTTGCTTTTGAAATGTAAGTGTTATTTCTTTTAAGTCTAAATTTTGCACCTGATAATCTAATTCATCTTGAGCTAAACTTTTGGAAAAACTCATTTTATGATTTGCTAAAGGAGATTGAATAGGAGCTACTATTTTTTCTACTTTGATATTATAGGTCTCTTCAATATACTCTTTTGTTGGCTGAAATCCCATATCAAAAATAAGTTTATCTCTATCGGCTAATACTTTGTTTGGGTCGTCTTTATCTTTTAGTTTTCCTAATATTTCTATATTTAAATTGTTTAGCTCTTTAAAGTTTCTAATTACATCTTTTATAAGTTTGTTTACAATATTTTCATCAGCTTGAGCTAAATCCTCTCTAATATCATTGTGTACAGTAGCAGCTGCTTGTGAACCACCTTTTACATTTCCTGTTAGATTTCCTCCTAAAACTACCTCTCTTATTTGGTCATCAATGTATGAGATTATTTCTTTAAAATCTCCTTTGTTTTGTGCTACTTCGATTTTTAGTTCATCCTCAGTATCAAGTACAGCTCCATCACCGCCTAACATATTGTAGATTTCATCTGCAAGGGCATTTTTATCACCTTGAGTTTTAGCAATAACCCAAGGTGTACCAAATCTTTCAAGTAGTTCTACCCAAAACTGTAAAGATGCATTTTTAAACTCAATTAACCAAAATAATGTCTGAAATATTGGCTGACCATAAGGTTTGTTTGGTTTTGCTTTATATGTAGCATGTACGGCTTTATAAGGTGGTATATCTTCACTCATACCTGTTGAATTAAATTTTAATACTTTATTATCAAGGATAAAGTCTTTATAAAATCTCTCTTCAATTTTTGGAAAAAAAATAGAATCTTTTTTGTTCCAATTTATTTCGAATACTCCAAAACCTTGATATGGAATATCAAGCATAGATTCTAAAATATCAAACGAAAAGACTTTTTCAAATTCATCTTTTATCTCTTTATTTTCACAAGTAATTAATATTTCTTTTTTTAGAGTTGCTGCTTTTCTTGAACCAATTGCCGCAGTTACCGTTGAATCTCTTAAAATCTTTTCTATTTCTTCATCACTTAGCCATGAGCTTTGAACTGGAAGAGTAAAAAGTGATTTTAATATATCTTTTTGTTGACTTGAAATTCTAATAGAATCTCTTTTTATTGGAGTCTTATTTGCTACTATTACTTCACCTTTATGATTTAATATCATTGTCTACCTCTTCTTATATTTGGTCTTTTATGTCTAGTATTTGTATTTCTTGTATTTGTTCTTTTCCCGCCACCATTGGCATCTTTTTTAATTCTTCTTAATCTACTCATGTCATACACTTGTTGAAGAGCATCATGTAAATCATCAAATTCTGATTCTGGGAAGTCATCCATTTGGTTAAATAGTTCAGGATGATCTCCTACAAAAATAATATCTCCATCATCTAAAGGAAATTCTAGTTCACCCATACGGTCTTCTTTATTGCTTGTATGATGTGCAAATTTCATAAGTGGAACTTTTACATTTTCAAGGAAACAAGTACTTTTTATCCAATCTCTAAGCATATAAAAACCGCCATTTTTATCTCCACCTAGCATATAAATATTCATATTTTTTAAATCTTTTACGACTGCATCAACAACTGGTTTACCTTTTATTCTTGCTTGTTTTGAATAAAATATATAAAGTTTTTGAGTAGCTAAACTTAGTCCACCTGCAACTCTTCCGCAAAAGTCTCCTTGCTCAGAATCTCCTTTTGCATCCACTGCCATGAAGATATAATCTAATTTTGGCATCTGAGTATGGCTTATTTTTATAAACTTACTTGAATCAAACTTTTGGTTTTCACTGTTTGGGTTGTTTTGTTGCTCTTTTTGAAAGGCTTTTGGATTTTTAGCTCTTTTTCTCATAATTGATTCTAAGTTAACTGCATCCCAAAGTAATACAGCACCTTTATCCATTAGCTCTTTATTTTCAAGATAATAGTTTCTGGCTTGAGTATCACCTTCATATTTATATATTTTTGTGTACTCTTCCCATAAAGGCATATTTGTAGGATATGAGCTTAAAGCTCTAAAAATAATAGGATTCCAAAATTGTAGTTTTAGTTTTCTTGCAAGTACTGAGTCTCTATGTAGTATTGTTCCTATATATAAAATATCCATACTATCATCAACACTTCCTAGATTCTCAACCGCTTCATCTAGCCACTCTTCAAGTTTATCTCTTTGTTTTCTACTTCTTACATTTGTATCATTTTCTAAATCATCTATGATTGTAAGGTCTGGTCTGTAAGTTCCATGCTTAACTCCCCTTACTCTTTTTCCCGAACCATAGGCTTTTATTTTTACATTGTTTTTTGATACTAACTCTCCGATTTTCCAAACTTTTCCAATGCCTGTAGCTTCTGGAAAATCTTGTTTTAATCTTTCATTATCTTCAAGTTCTACTTTTATAGCTTCTACTAAAGTTTCTGCAAGTTCTATTGCATCTGAGAAAATAGTAATAAAGTGTTTAAAGTTATTTACAATACACCAAATAGGAAATACAATAGATACATCGGTAGACTTACCAAATCCTCTTGGAGCTGCTATTGCAAACCTAAGCCCAAAAGGTTTAAATATATCAATTATCTTGTAGTATCTTTCTTCTAACTCTTCTTGTAGCTTTGATTTGCCCTCTAAAGTATAGTAGTGTGGGAAATATGTACTTCTAAAATAATGAAAATCACTTTTTTGTTCATTGATTCTTTCAAGCTTTTTATTTGGGTCTAATAAAGTATTTACTTTTATTTGCTCTTTTAACGAACTTGAAAAATCACTAACCCAAGTTTTATACTCTTTTCTAGTTAGCTTTAAAGCTCCTAGTTTTGTATATCCCGTGCTTAATGCTGTAGTATAAGTATCGTTTAAATATTCAAGTAATTCTGATTTTTCAAATAATGACATCTGCTAACTCTTCTTGTATTTCATAAACAGTTTCAATAATCTTTTCCATACATTCAACACTAACTTCTTTTTTTAAAGCACTTAAAATCTTTTCAATTGTTAGTTTGATGATTCCAAGTTTATAAGCCTCGGGGTCTTCTTGTCGTGCTACTTTTCCCATTTTAGAAAAGCTATCTCCAAGACTTACAATTGCTTGAGTCTTTTGTGCATTAGATAAATCTTCATTTTCTCTTATCTCTTTTAAACTATCCATCATATAGCCTGTAAACATTGAGTACATATTCTCTTTAGTCTCTTGAGTACTTTTTATATGTTTAGAAGCTCTTAGGGTTAGCCAATCAAAACCTTCAGCTTTATCTTTACTTTGATAGTTAGCAATAGTTTTATCACTTACCTCTAAAGTTTCAGCTATTTGAATATAACTTTGATTTGCATCTACAAAAAGAGATCTTGCTAATATTCTATTTCTATCTGCATTACTTAACTTTGCCATTATCTAAACCCTACTATTCTTACTCTTTTTTTATTTTGGTGTCTAAAAGCAAAGTTACTACTTTCAAGAGGAACGGATGCAGTTGAGTTGTTTGTAACTTCAACTTTTAATTTTCCTGTACTCATCTTTACCAAATAAGCTTCATTCTCTTTTTTTAGTTCTTTGCTTGATTCATTTGTTAAACCATTTCTACGTCTTAACTCATAGATGGTCATATCAATTAAAATCTTTTTTAAAAGAGGTGTGGGATTTGTTGGTAAAATAATAAAAGACTCTATAAAAGAGATTGCATCATTTATTGCATCATCTATTACTTCTTGATTTAAGCTCAAGGTTGCATTTAAATCAGAAAGTTGAATAAGTTCATCTTCGCTTATCCCTTTTAGTAAATCTTCGTTTGTAATCATTTGAAAAATCCTCATAGTGGTGTTTAATACCCGTTTAAAAATTAAAATCTTTTTTTATTCGATAGATTTATCGACTTTTAATAAAAAGCCCATATATTCAAAATATAGGCTTTTTAATTTTTGCATAAATTTTATGCTGAATGTTTCAGTCTAATCAATGCACCAGGTCTTGTACAATAAGGAATAGCTTTTACTTCTGTTTCAATCGCCCAACCTTTTCCTCTTGGAAGTTCTTCAGGTGCTGCTGCAAAAAACATTTTTGGTGCAACTTTTACAGCTTGAGTATGATCTGCTCTTCCATAAACTACTTTGTACACTTTTTCAGATTGCGGGATTACAACTGCTTCACCCTCTGTGATAAATGGTTTTTTATTTCCATTTTCATCTATCCATGTGGCTCTAAAAGGAATAAACTTTTTACCTAAAAGCACAAGTACTCTTTTCCCATTCTCTTCAATATATTTTGCATTTCCATTCTCTTTAAACTCTCCAGCTGCTTTTGCAGTTGCTACAGTTCTATCAAAGAAAGTTGCAGAACATAAGATATCATAAGGTACTTCTGTGCCTAACTCATCCACTAGGGCTCCATCAATTTTATTTAAAGATACATCTAAATCTGCACCTTTAAAATCAATTGGTTCAGCTGTAGTTCTAAATTCAAATAGAACTTTTCCTGCACCATCAACCACTTTTCCAAAAAGTGCCCCCGTAGCCATAAACTCAATTGTTGTCATGTAATCATTTTTATGGTCTTCATAGATTTTTGTAATTTTCTGAGAAACTGCTTCTACTTTTGCATCTGGATCCAAAGTCTCATATTGAATTACTTCATGGGGTAAAATAGTCTCTGTTAAACCGAATCTTGGTAAAACAAGGGTTATTTCATAGACATTGTCTAAATCTCTTACTAATCTGTCTGCTCCTGGAAGAATTGTTTTTAATACAATTCCTGCATTTTTAAAGATTTTTAGTGTTGCAGTATTTCCCAATACAGGTTCAGCATTTGCCTTGAAATATTTATCAAAAACATAAGTACCTGCTGTTTTGATTTGGTTAATTGCAGTCATTGTTTTAATGATTGTCCATAACGCCATAATTGCTTTAAATGTCATTTCTTTCTCCTTACTTTAAAATAATTTTATTGTTAAATAGATGTGGTTTGTGAACAGCTTCAAGTCCAACTAGATATTTTGCTTTAACGATTCCAACTACTAAAACCTCTGCTTCACCTGTTGCATTTAATGCTTCACATAAAATTCCGTTTGGCTCATCATCTGCATCTGCAGCTACAAAACTTAGACCACCATTAATAGTTACTAAAACTTGTCCTGGTTCTAAAGCCTCTGTTCCATTTGGAAGAGTAACTGTTCCATTTACAGATAGAACTTTTTTTATTACTACATCACTTTGTGTTTTTAGTGTTACATTTTTAACACTCATACCTACAAATTCCATTAATTAATCCCTCCTAATTTAAGTACATCATATTTTTCGTTTTGATGTTGTTGGTTGTTATTAGCCGCAAACATATCATTGTTTGGAACATCTACTTGCACTTTTGCATTATCTAAGAAAGCTTTTAAACTCTCTGGGTTTGATTTACCTAATGCGATTAATGAATCTTTTTGAGTAGATGAAACTTTATTTGCTGTTATTGCAGCATCAACTTGAGTTTCAATATCTGTATCTTTTGCTTTTGCTAATTCATCTTCTAATTTAGTAACTTTTGTTTCTAACTCTTTTGATTTGTTTTTTTCAGTTTCTAATTCATTCGTTAAATTAGTAACTTGAGTTTCCAAACCATCCATTTTTGCTTTTTCTTCAGGGGTCATAACCTCTCCTACATTTTCTTTTTTACTGTTTATTTTGATTTCGCCAAGCTTTTCAAAAAATGGTCTATTTGTTAAAGCTACACTATGTAAAGTCCAACCTATATTTTCAGCTGTTACTTCTTCTATTGTATTAGGAGATAATACAGGGCTTATATATTTATATTTTTTTGACTCTACAAGTTCTTTTCCACTTACCAACCATTCAACTTTTCCATTTAGTTTTCCATCAACTAGCTCTAACTCTTTTATCCATCCATAAGCTTCTCCTGTACCTTTAAATAAAGTTGCATGATCTAAATCAACAACTACATCTAAAGATGAATTATTAAAATTTGTTTGTATTTGTTCTAAATCTTTAACAGTTAGTTCAAATTCACCATTTATATGACCTTTCCATTTACCAACACTTGCGATTGGAATAGTGCTTAAATTTCCATCTTTATTAAAAGAAAATATAGATGAAACACTGCATACAAGTAACTTTTCCAATTCTTCTCCTTTTAAATTTCTGCACTAATAGATTGGTTAAATACTGTTAGATAACCTTTGTCTGTTGCTGCATCAAATATCTTTGATTTTGAGCCCCATGTTATTGGTTCACTATTATTAAAAGTTTTTAGATTTAAAGCTTTTTTTATAGCATCTAATAAATCATATAGCTCATACTGTTTATTTGCTCTATTTATTTTATTTTGAGAGAATGAAAGATGAGCTATATATAAATAAAACTCATGTTTTTCTTTTATTCTTCCATTTGGTTTAGAACCCACATAATCAATGAAAACTATAGGTGTATTATTTAGATCTATATTTACTTTTTGTGGGTTTGAAAACTCTCCAAAATACTTAGAACAATTTATGTCTATACTTTTTAAAGCTTCTATAACTTTTGTTTCAAAAACTTTCATTTTTTTAACCTTGTGACTTTATAACTGGAATTTTATGTGTTTTATAAACTTAAGACCAATGAAGTTTTTCTATGAAATAAGGCGTAGAAAAAGCTCTCTTTGGGAGTTCATGCCTATAAGTTTAAAATTCTTCTCATATTTATAAAACCAAAAGGAAGACCATGAGAGTAAGAGCATTAGTGCAATTGAATCATAATGATAGAACAGTGGAAGTTGGTGAAATCATTGACTTAGATAATGAAGTTGATGCTAAAACACTTATTGATGTAGATGCAGTTGAAGAGGTAAAAGAAGCAGTTGCTCCTATTGCTGGATCTACAAAAAATTTACTTGATAATAAAATAACAGGAGATGCAAAATGATAACCTCAGGTAATAGATATATTGGTGGTGGAAGATTATTATTTAAATCAAATGCAGCAGGGTCAGTTGAAGTTGAAATTGGAGAGGTGCAAGAAGCTAATTTTAATATTGGTGTCGTTACAAAAGATGCTTTTTCTAAAGATGAAACAATGAAAAAATTAGTTGAAAAAGTTGCAACAGAAATTACTGCAACAATAAAATTTACAACGCAGATCCGTGATGCAAAGAATATGGCTTTAGCTTTACTTGGGACTACTACAACTGAGACTTTTGCAGTTGGTTCACTTTTACCTGATGGTACAACGGCAACGGCTTCAACGATAGTTCCAGTTATTAATGCGGGAACAACTCCAATCATGTCTGGGCAATTAAAGTTTGTAGGCGATGCAAAAGGTGCAAAAAAACCAATTTTATTACTTTTTAATGTAGTAATTACACCGACAGGAGATATTGGATATATCGTGGAAGATTTTACAACACTCAGTTTTGAAGGTGCAGTACTCCAAACTGCAAGTGGTTACGCAAAAGAATACATAATGACGGTGGCATAAAATGAATTTTAATCTTGATAACAAAAACAGAGAGTTTGTTGAAATTGAAGTTGTAAAAGATGGGCAATTAAATATTTTAAAGTTTTACAAACAAACTGGGAAGCAAAAAAAAGCACAAAGAGAGCTGCTAAAGAAAGACAAGACAAGACTTTATGAACTTGAAGAGCTGATGGAAAACCAGTTTCTTGAAAGATTAAAAGGTGATAAGAAAGTAATAGAAGCAATTAAAAATTTCTATGATGAAAATGGAGACATTGGAGAGTTTGCAAAAGAGTGTGAAGAAGCTCTGGGAAAGCAAAAAATAAAAGCTTAGAAGTTTTGGTTAGATTTATAAAAACTAACCAAAAAGATAACGGTATATTTAAATATGAACTTGAAACAAACTGGGAAGCTATGGTTTATAGAATTTTTTGTTTGTCTAGACGTTCAAATGGTTTTGGAGCAGAAATAGAATATCAAGTGGTTAAAGATTTATGCAAAAAAGAAGATTTAGACTATGTTGATTTCTTTGAAGTTTTAAAAAGTTTGAATGCAAGGGTTAGTTGATTTTTTAGATGTATATAAAATAGTGAAAGGAGATGTAGAAAATGCCTGATAAAGACTTAAAAATTAGAATAAAAATTGATTCTGAAACTGGAAAATTAGATGTTTTGAATAGCAAAATAAATAATACTTCAAAAGGATTTAATCAAGCTGATTCTATGGCTTCTACTTTTTTATCTAGACTTAGCTTTGGAGCGGGAACTGTTGGAGGTCTTTATCTTGTAGTAGATACCTTATCAAGAATTAAAGATAGAGGATTTGAAGTAAATAAGGAGTTTCAAAAACTTACTAATTCTCTTACAACATCTAGTGCTGTAATGATGGCAAATAATGATATTTATGGCAATGCAATAACTGTTTCTGAAAAATATAGACTCGCTTCTATAGATGCAACAAGAACCACAGAACTACTAAACAAAGCTAATCTTAATACACCACATAGCATGGGTGAGACAGTTAAAATCTATGATTCAATGTATTTTAGCATGAGAAAAGTTGGTGCAACTACAAAAGATATGGTAGAAATAACAGAAAAACTATCTATTGCAGCAGGAAATAAAGTCCCATTTGATGCCTTTCTTTCTGCAATGGATGGAATTAGTACAGGAACTGTAGAAGCAAACTCATCAATGGGTATGTTTTTACGTTCAGTTGGACTTAGCAATGAAGAGATTAAAAATAGTTCTGATGTAGTACAACTTTTTAAAGATAAATTATCAGGATTCCAAGCTATTCAAGATTTTGAAACAAAAATGTCGAATCTTAATAACTCTACTGATATGTTTGCTAAAAATATTATGAAAATACCTTTTTCATGGTGGGAAGATCAACTAGGTGGTATTGCAACTGTTGTTGATAGAATGAATGATGGATTAGTAAGAACAATAGTAAGCTTTTCTAATGTTTCAAGCTTATCTGGAAAAAATGATTTAATCTTAAAAAGACAGCAATTATTAAAAGAAAAAGATGACATTAAAAATGATAAATTTATGTTTGATGGTGAGCAAAAAACAAAAATTGCAGACATAAATAAAGAGTTGTCTTTATTATCACAAAAGATGGCAACAATATATCAAGATGAAGATAAATTAGCAAATATTGGGACAAATTTTGATTCAAAACCAATAGATGACTTAGTGGAAAAAACATTAAATCCTTATGGTGCAAAACTTGATGAAATAAATAAGAAGTGGCAAAACAACTTTGAAGATATGCAAAAAAATGGAAAAGATACTTCAAAAGTTTATGCAGCTTGGCACAAAGATATTGCTGATTTAGATAAAGAAGAGTCAGATAAAAAAGATAAATTATTTAAAGCAAATGACAAATTATTCAAAGAACAAGAAAAATCAGCAGAAACATTAAACAAAGCACTTTTAGATATTTCTCAAATCGGATTAAGCGAATATGACAAAGGACTTATTTCAATAACTGAAAAAACTAATGAGTGGATAAAAGCTGGTGTTAGTGGAAATGATATTTTAATTGCAAAAAGTAAACTATTATCAGAACTAAACTCTAAAACATTATTTGAATCTCAAAAAGAAGATTTATCATTTTTTGAAAGAAGAATCCAACTTGCTGATGATTCTATTTCTAAAGAACTTGAATTGCAAGGGATAAGTTATGCAAGTAGAATTTTAGAAATAGAAAACAATACAAAAGCAATTAATGAAAAAAATAAATTAATCGAAAAAGAAACTGAATTATTTAATTTAACAGTTCAATCTATGAACTATAATTATAATACTGAATTTCAAGATACTATGAGTAATTTCTATGATGATATGCTTGATTCTCAATTAGCATTGAATAATGCAGTGTATGACTTTGGAAGTGGATTTGATGGAGTATCTTCAAAAATTGGTGTGGTTTCAAAATCAATAGCTGCTATGAGTTCTTTGGAATTAACAAATAAAAGAGAAGCTTCAAAGTTAGATAAAAAATATATTGAACAATTTAATAAATATGCTGGTGATATTGATAAAACAGCTGCATTAGAAAAGCAATATACGATTGATACAAATATTCTAAAAGAGCAAGGGATACAAGCACAAATCGCAGGTTATGCAAATATCGCTGGTGCAATGAATGGAATGTTTGAGCAAGGTAGTCGTGATGCAGCTGCTTTTCAAGTTGTTGAAAGCGGTTTGGCTTTAGTTGCAGGGGTTAGAGCTGTTATCTCTCAAGGGTCAGGTGATCCTTATACAGCATTTGCTCGGATGGCTGCAATGGCTGCAACTGTATCATCGCTATTGAGTAGTATTGGTGTTGCATTTGGTATGAATAAAACAACCACTTCAAGTGATTCATTCTCTTCTACAACGGCAAATGATGGTTCGGGTTCAGTTTTAGGCGATAGTAAAAAACAATCTGAATCTATTACAAATGCACTTTCTGTTTTAGAAGATTTTGCAGAACCACAATTTGAATTGTTGTCACAAATGAATGAGTCTCTAGCATCAATTAATCAAAAAATTGGTGGAGTATCATCTTTATTAATTCAACAAGGTGGTTTTGCATTTGGAGAGGGATATGCGGGATTTGATACAGGATATAAGAATAATGTATCAACGCATGGATTAGAAAAATTAAATATGTTTGATGCACTAACTGGTACAAATATTATGGGTGGTATTATTAATAGTGTTGTTGGTGGTATTTTTGGTAAAAAATCTGTATCTCAATCATTGACTGACAGTGGGATTTATTTTGCAGATACACTTCTAACGAGTGCGATTAAGCAATTTAATGGAGAAGCCTATCAGACTATTAATACTACGACTATAAAAAAAGGTTGGTTAAGTAAAAGTTCTTCAACTGTAATTTCATCATATTTTGATGCTCTTGATGCAGAAACAAACAGACAATTTAGTCTGGTAATAGATAATTTATACAACACTGTTTTAATTGCAGGAACTGCTTTAGATAGTGTAAAAAGTGATACTGAAAATTCATTATCTAATTTTGTAGTTAGTCTTGGAAAAATATCTTTAAATGGTAAAACAGGTGACCAAATTCAAGAGACTCTAACTTCTATATTTGGAAAAGTTGGTGATGATATTGCAAAAACTGCATTTCCATTATTAAGTGGCTTTCAAAAAATCGGTGAGGGTATGTTTGAGACTCTTACAAGAGTTGCAACAGGAATGGAAGAAGCTGAATACTTTATTGGAAGGTTAGGTAATTCTTTCTCTGATATTATTTATACATCACTTGTAAATAAACAAGGTGATGTAGGTTTTGAAGCATTACTACAATCTATTGAAAAATTTGATGAAGCAACCTATGGAGCGAATAATAATCTTGTAAAAATTATAGATTCTTTGGATTCTACAGCAGGTGAACTTTATACTGTTTATACAACTTTAGATGAGTTAAGAGATAGATTAATTTTCCTTGGACAATCGTCACAAGGTATTTCAAGTTCTATGATTTATGGAGCTGGTTCTGTTGATGCATTAAGTAGCGGATTTAGTTCTTATTTTGAAAACTTTTTAACTACAAGTGAACAATTAACTTTTAAAACTTCACAGCTAAATGAGAGCTTTTCAAAACTTGGTATTCAAATGCCAACTACAAACCTTGCATTTAAAACTTTATTATCAGGTTTAGATACAACTAGTGCATCTGGTCAAGAGCTTTATGGAAGATTGATTACTTTAAGTGATTCACTTGCTGAAATATCAAGTTTAAGAGTAAGTGCTTTACAAGATGAATTAGATATTACAAATACATCAATTTCAAATATTCAAGAAATATCAACTTCTTTAGATAGCGTAATTTCTTCATTAAGAAGTGGATTAGATAGTTCCTCAACTAATCTACTTGAAAAGTTTAATAAATCATTGGCAACTAGTTTATTACTATCAAATGCAGATGATTATACAGCTTTAGCAAATAGTGTAAAAGACACAATTTCTTATTCATCAGCTTTAAATAATAGTGATTATTTTGGAACATTGCGAGATATGCAATATGCACAAGCAACAGCAGCTAATCAGTTTGAAACGATGAATTTAAATTTAGATACGGAATTATCTGTTTTACAAAAAATCGCAGATAATACAAACAATATGATAAAAGCTCTTTCTAATTTGACTACAGCTGTAACAGCACTTCAAGAATCAACAGCGGCAACAGCAAATAATACTGCTACAAGTAGGTATGTGTCATGAATTTTGTAGATTTAAAAAGAGAAAAACCAGCAGTTACTTATGGTGGAATAACTTATTCAAAAGAGTTTTATATAACTGCAACAACTGTTACAGGTATTACAAATGAAACTCATGCAAATTGGAGTGCAAGTGCTACTTATGCACGTGGTAATTATGTAATTGTTCCTGAACTAAAATCTATTTATAAAAGTAGTGCAAATAACAATGTGGGAGTTTTCCCATCAAGTAGTACGGATGATTGGGTTTTTTGGGGATATATAAATGGTATGAATATGTTTGCTTGTGATGAAAATATCGGGTCACAAACAAAAGGTACCAATGTAGTTGTAACAATGCCTTTTAACCAATCAAATACTTTAGCTTTTGTGGATACTGATTTTAGTACTGTAAATATTAAACAAATAGACAACAATACAAATGAGGAAATCGTAAATATAGACATAAATAGTAGAGATATATCTTGCAGTTCATTTGCTGAATATTGTTATAAAAAGAGCATTCTACAAAGAAAAGTAATAATTAATAATTTAGAGTGGAGACCAAACTCTAAAGTAGTTTTAACCTTTTCAGGTGCTTGTGCAATCGGAACTATTTGCCAAGGTTTATTGCAAGATTTAGGAGTTACTTTGTATGGAACTTCTCTTTCTTGGGAGTCTAAATCAAAAATTAAAACAGATGAATTTACATCATATCGAACAGTTTTAAGATATGGAAAAGTAAGAGTTTTATCCGTTCAAGTTTTATTTAATGTGGAGGAATTTAATAAAACAGCATTATTGATAGATACGATATTAGATAGAAATATTTTATTTATACCAACAGAGTTAGATACTTTTTCGGAACTTATAAGTATTGGATATATTGAGAATTTTAAATTACCAATAGAAAATCCAAATTCAATTTTAACAACAACACAAATAGTAGGAGTAATAAACTAATGAAACCAATATCTTTTTTACCTGTGTTTACAGGTGTGATACCAAATAAAGCCACGCAAACTGATTATGATTTTGCAAACAATATATTTGGATTTTTAAACTATAGTGGGAATACTCTTATTCCATATATGAATGACACAATTTCAGATTTAAATATTTTAAGTGGAGAAATAAATACAGCTGCTTCGGCAACAGCCACAAATGCACAAACTGCACAAACTGCATATCAACAAGCACAAACTGCAATAGCATTATTAAATGCGGGAGCAATTGATGATACAACTATTGCAACAAATAAAGCATATAGTAATCAAAAAATTAATGCTTTATTTACAAACAGGGAAGATAAAATTGGTTCAAATATAGCTAGTGCTGCAACTACAGTTATTGGAACAGCAGGACTAGGGAATACTATATTAATTACAGGTACTACGACTATTACAAGCTTTGGAACAGCTACAACAGCTGGAACTAGGCGAACATTATTATTTGATAATACATTATCTATAAATCACGGTGCTAGTATAATTTGCCCCGGAGCCATGGGTATAGTAGCAACAGTAGGTACAGTAGTAGAAGTTGTTGCATACAATACTACTGTTTGGAAAGTCATTAGTATACTGAACTATAATATTTCTAATGAAGAATTGGGGCATCTGGATGGTGTAACTTCAAATTTACAAGTACAGCTAGGTTCTAAAGCACCAATAGCTTCGCCGACTTTTACAGGTATTCCAGCAACGCCAACAGCAACTACTGGAACAAACACAACTCAAGTTGCATCAACTGCTTTTGCAAATAGTGCTGTAGATGCAAGAGTAGGTGTTGCTAATAGTTCTATCGTAAAGACAGCATTAAATGCGACAGGCGCTGCACCCATCTTTGCATGTAGAGTATGGGCAAATTTTAATGGAACTGGTGTAGTTGCTATCATGGCAAGTGGTAATGCATCAAGTATTACGGATAATGGGGTGGGAGATTACACTGTTAATTTTACTACTGCTATGCCTGATACAAACTATAGTACATTGTGTACTGGAACTGGAGAAGGTGCAACAGATAATGATTTAAAAATAAATCAGTTCTCCCCTATATACTCTACAACTCAAGTAAGGTTAATACACATGGGTTCTACTTTCAGTGATTGTTCAAAATGTAATGTATCAATATTTAGATAGAGGTAAAAATGAAAAGAATAATATTTCAGAATGTAGATAACTCAATAGGAATTATCACACCAAGCAAAGAAGCATTAAGCTTTGTAACAATAGAACAAATAGCTGAAAAAGATGTACCACATAACTTGTCGTATTGGATAGTTGATGATTCAACTATCCCAACCGATAGAACTTTTAGAAATGCTTGGGAAATTGATGAATCATTAGGTAATCCTCATGGTTTTGGTGGCGAGAGTAATGAGTTTGACGAGCAATTATTAATTAAATATTTAGAATCATTAAGCTCAAATAATATTATAGGGGAAGAAATAAATGATAATAATAAATAATGATAAAGCAATTGCTATTGTTAAAGAAAAGCTTAGGGATTGGAGAAAAGAAGAGTTTAAAAAAAATGATTTAGCACTTCAAAACGCACTAGTTGATGGAAAAGATGCAACTGTTTTTGTTGAACGAAGGGATTATTTAAGAAATATAACAAATGAAGCTGACGGTAAATCTATTGAAGAACTTAAAGCTATTTTATTTGAAAGAGGTATTTAATGATTTATTTATACTCAATACTTATTTTATTTCCTCTGCCAATTATTTTAAATCGTTGGAGAGGAACAGGATTAATCTTTTATAAAATTACGGGTGTACAAATTTACTCTTTTTACATAGGCTTATTGGTTGGGTTTTTATCTACATATTATTATGGATTATTAGCAGGGTGTTTATTTTTATTTGGAGAGTCTTTTGCATGGGGAACTTGGGTTAGTTATCTTTGTTATCCTTCTAATCACGCAAAAGAATATGATTCTAAAATAGGCAGAAATTTCCCATATATCCATTATATTGCTAATTCTATAATTAGTCAATTTAAAAACTATAAAGATTATTGCAGGGTTGCTTTAACGATAAGAGGATTTATTTGGTGGACTCCATTAGTGGTGTTATTTGGTTGTATAAATTTGATTGATTGGTATATGGCAATCCTTGATGTGTTTATTTTATCAATCGGCTTTCCACTTGCTTGTGAATTAGCTAAGTATTGGAATTTTGAATATCAATCAAAATATCTTTCAATAATTGGGAATTGGGAAAAGCAAGAAATAATATATGGATTGATTCAATTTGTATGTTTAAATTTATCTATTTTTTTAACTTTATATTTTAAAGGGTGATTTTAATGATAGAAGCAACAACAATAATTAAAACAATATGGAATTTTTTAGCATTCCTATTTAGTACCCTTTTAATTTATTTAGATTTAAAAACAGATTCCATTTTATGTTTAGCAGCATTACTAGCGATTGATTATACAACTGGAGTAATGAAAGCTAGAAGGATTGGTGAATCAGTTACATCTAATAAAATGAAATATGGTGTAGCTAGTAAACTAATACTTCTACTTATTCCAATTACTGTTGCTTTTGGTGCAAAAGGTATTGGAATAGATTTAACCAATTTAGTATTTGTATCTATATGGTTATTGATTTTTTCTGAAATGTATTCAATTTTAGGAAATATAGTTTGCTACACAAAGGGAGTTTATTTACCTGAGATAGACGCACCATCGATTATAGCAAAGCAAATAAGAAGCTATTTGCTAAAACAATCAGGGGAAACCGATGAAGTAAAACAAGAAAAAGGAGATGACAATGTTCGGGATTGATTTTTTAGATAAAGTAGGAAGTGAAGTAGGTATTCCTTTAGTTAAAGAAGGTATTAAATTTGTTACAGGAATTGATTTAGATGCAAAAGAACTGACACCTGAAGATAAACAAAAGATTTTAGATAATGAATTTAAAATCAAATCTTTAGATTTTGATGAGCTTAAGCTGAAGCTTGAGAGTAAATTAGAAGAAAAAAGAATTAATAATGAGCATGAGCAAAAAGCTGAAGAAAATATAACTAATAGATGGACTAGCGATAATAATGCAGATAGTAGATTTGCAAAACTATTACGACCAGCATTAACAGCTTATTTAGTTTTTATTGTAACAATATTATCTATTCTTGATGGAAATATTCAAGGGTTTAATATTAAAGATGTTTGGGTAACTTTATTTACAAGTTTATGTATGACTGCAGTTGGTGGTTATTTTGTTCTTAGAACTTATGAAAAAAGAACTGGAACATCCGTTTGGAAGAAATAGAAAGGATTAATTAAAAGACACAGCCACCTTCCCCAAGCTGACTGCATAAGAATTTTAACAAAACAAAAAATGAAACTCTAAAAAAGTGACATTTTTTCACAAAGGATAATTATGCAAAAAACAACTTTAAAAGCCCCATTTGGTTGGGTAGGTGGCAAAACAAAACTTGCTAGTGATATTATAGATCTTATTCCTCAAGACCATAAAACTTATATAGAAGTATTTGGAGGAGCGGGTAGTGTACTATATTCAAAAACTTCTAGTAAATTAGAAGTTTTCAACGATATAAATTCAGAGCTTATCAATCTTCATAGAGCTATAAGAAATAACCCTCAAACTTTATCAATGTTTTTAAACGATTTATTTATCTCAAGAGAGATATTTAATAATATAAAAACTAAAAAATTAAAGCCTAGAAACAATATAGAAAGAGCAGCGTTTTATTTTTATCAATTAACTCAAAGCTTTGGTTCTAAAGGTGATAACTTTGCAATGAGTGCAAAATCAGGAAGAAAACCTAAAAATATATATAGAGACTTCAAAAAAATAAGTGATAGATTAAAAGGTGTAACTATTGAAAATATGAGTTTTTCTAAACTTATACCTCTATACGATAAAGAAGATGCATTTTTCTATATAGACCCTCCTTATGTAAGTACTGAATCTTACTATAAGAATACAGGTGGATTCGGAATCAAAGAACATGAACAATTAGCAGAACTACTATCTAAAGTAAAAGGTAGATTTTTACTATCTTATAATGATAGTGTAATTGTTAGAGAGCTATACAAAGGCTTTAATATTAGAAGAACAAAAGAGATTGAATATACTCTTGGAAAAAATACGCATGGTAAGAATAAAAGTGTTAGGGAGGTGTTTATAACTAATTATTAGGATAAGAGATTTTCTTCTTATCCGTTTAAATTTTGCTTTTAAAATGTAGGTATAATTTTTTATGCAAAACTATAACGAAATACTAGAAAAAATAAAAGATATACTCTCTCAAGAGATAGGTAATAAAAAAATATTTGATAAAGATATAGCCACAGCTCTTAATATTAATTACGATAACTTCAGAAAACAAAAAGAAAGAAATTCAATACCATATTATGAAATAATGAGTTTCCTAGCTATTCGAAATATATCAATCAATTGGTTCTTCTTTAATCAACTCCCTGAAAGCTTAATAGAAAATACATCCAACTACATTATATTAAAGTATCAAAAAAATATTATTGGCTCAGCTGGAGCTGGAGCGATAAACTATTCAATAAATACTAAACCACTTATAATAGATAAAGAACTATTAAACTATATAAATAGCAGCTATAAATTTACAGAGATAATCAAAGTCTTTGGTGACAGTATGAGTCCAATTATTAAAGATAATAGTTTAATATTTATAGATACATCAATCAAAGATATAAAAGATAAACATATATATGTATTAAATATAAATGGAGAGATATTTGTCAAACAAATTATAATTAGAAAAGACTACTATCATTTAAAGAGCATTAACATTGATTATGAAGATATAAAAGTAAATGATTTAGTTCTAATAGGTAAAGTAACAGGAGTATTTAATAGAATTTAATTTGCTTGTAAAATGTAAGTGAAATATTAATAAAACCTATGTTTTTTAAGTGTACTAACATTTTATAAGCAAATTACTAACATTTCATAAGCCGTTTTACAATTATCTTAATTGTTAGTTTCTTTATTTCCTTAATCGCAATATTTAGTTTTGTTATCCCAAAATTTAAAATGATTTTTGAACAGAATATAAATGACTTACCCTTTGCAACTAAAATATTATTAGATACACAATATGTTTTTGAGAATTATTTATTTTATATAATCTTTTTTATTTTAAT